TTTTTCATGAAAAGAAACTCTCAAGCGTATTCTGTCTTTCAGTTTTCCAACCGATACAGTCAAGTATCAATTTAATTGGCTCAAGAAAAGTTTTCTCAAACTGAGTTTCATAATCAATATATTCCTGTAACTCAAACTCTCTTGGTAATCTCGTTGGAAACGAAACAACCATATCTCTAAAAGGATTTGGTGTTTTGAGATAGGTAAATTTCAACTTTTCACCTTCTTGTATCAAAGGATACTTAGTCAACAGATTATGCTGTTTAAGGAAATGATTATACAGTATCGCACCTTTCACATGAATAGGTGTACCTTTCTTGTATATTGTAACAGAATCCGCATATTCTTTCAAGCCATTACAGCCACGTGGAAAAGAAATATCTTCAACGGGTAACTTGCGAAACTCTTCTTTGAAATCGGCAACGAACTGTTGTACCGTTTTTTCGTCGGTGTTTACAACCAAATCAACCAATTGGTACATCTTGGCACGTACAGCGGTAGGTGTAGATGACTTGACCATTTCAAGACCCATGACCTTGATTTTTGGTTTTGCATACTGAACACCTTCGTTGTTGTACACATTTAGAATATAACGTTTCTTTGCAGTCCATATACCTTTATCAGACAAGCCTTCACGTTTCATTTGCATCTTTTGGTCGAACGCATGAACATACTCAGCAAGTTCCTGATAACTCTTATCAATATATGGTTGAATTTTCTCTTCACAGATTTTGTCCATGAAGGAGATAACTTTCTGAGTTTCTGGTTTTTCTTTATACACAGAGTCAACCAGTGGACCAAGATTAAGATAGATTGAATCTGTATCCGAAGCAATAACATAGTCAGTATTAGATTTTAGAATTTTATTCAAGTAATCGTTGAGTTTGTTTTCAATCCAACGGATTGATAATTGACCTGCTTGTGTAACGGCAAGTGCTTGGCGCAAATCATAAAATCTAAAATACTGAGAACCCATTGCACCATAAGCTGAGTTTAGAGAAACTTTTTTTGCAAGTTGTAGGTTGTTATATCTTGCAATTAACTTTTCAATTTCTTCTTTTCTACCTTTATCTTTTTCATTTTCATAGTCTTGCTGTTCTTTCAACATCAACTTCTTAAACTTTTTGCGGTCTTCATACATCTCAATCATCATTGCTGGTAGAAAACCTTGTTTATCTGTACGAAAGAATTGACCATTTGGCGTAACTGTCACATCTTTCAACACACTTGTATCAAGTTTTTTGTCGAGTAAACTTTCTACCGATGCTTGTGTTGAAACACGGCGCATGTCATCTGTGTAATCATCTTTCTCAACCAATGTTTCTGGTGAGATATTGTATTGCATGATTAAGTGTGGATATAGACTGTTCAAGTCGAATGATGCAACCCAATTATGCAAACCAATTTGAGGTTCTTTGACATAAGCACCTTCAAAGGCTTCACTCTTCTTTGCAATACGGCGTGGTGGCACAACAATCTTCTTATCAAGTAGATAGTTATAAATCAGTGCATCCCACATTCTAGTTTGTGCAAACACATCATCATAGTTACACTTTGTGTCGTATGCCAGAGTGAGTGCAAGTTCGACAAGTTTCAGTTTGTCTTCGAGTTTCAGAATCAAATGCACATCTTTGATGTTATACTCAATGAACTTTTGATGGTCAAGTTTATAGAGTTGATGTAAATTATCATACTCATCATAAGACAATTTGCTTTCACCAAGTTCTACACTGGCAATCGTATCAAGACGATAGTTCTCGGCGTTTTTACCACCAGGCGCATACCATTGGTACAGTTCAAGATAATCAAGAACAGAAATACCCACAAGATCATAGACAGTTTGTTCTTTACCTTTGAATACGGTCTTTCTTTCAGAATACACCGACCAAGGTGATAACTTGTTTACTACATCGTCCCCAAATAAACGTGAAAAGCGATTGACAAGGTAAGGTATATCAAAAAACTTGATATTCCAACCAGTAACAACGTCAGGCCAATTGCTTGACCAGTCAGCAATAAACCGTTCACACAAATCAATTTCATCTTCACACTTAGTGTATGTTTCATCACCTTTTACCTCATAATCACCACAACCATAAACGGTAGTACCACCATTCAATTGATGAACGGCGATTGCTGTAATAGGCTCAGTAGCCCTATATGGATCAGGAAATCCGTTTTCAGAACCAACCTCAATGTCTATGAAAACGACAGAGAGATGAGAAATATCCCAATCAACAATGCCTCTAAAATTGTCAGCAATGAATGCGTATTCATAGCGTGTATTGCCGTAGATTTTAAAGTTTGAAACATCTTCGTAACGTTTGACAAAATCACGTGCCTCCCGAATAGTATCAAAAGTCATAGGTTCCAATGGCTCATTGAACAATGAACGCCATTGGGTTTGTTTATTAGACTGCAAAAATAAAGTCGGAGAGTATTTGACTTTTGTCTTAACTCTCCGACCGTTGTTCACTCCACGAAAAAGTATGTGATTGCCGTGGACGCAAACATTCGTATAATATTTACTCATTAAATCACAAGACCAGGTGGTGCAATTTCAATGCGACTAAACATTTTTCTATATTGTGCTAGTAAATCAGCAACGGGTATATTGATTGTCAAAATATCAGCATTCTTGAAATTGATACCTTTGTCAAACTCTTCTACAAAAGCAAGATATGGTGCAAAACCAACACCACCAGGATCAGTGGCAGAACGTGGTGGCACAGCAATGACTTGCATTGGATTTTTTACTAAAACACCAACATCACCTTGTTCAATCATTTCACCAATGATTGTTTGATGTGTTTTAAATGTGATACAAACTATTTCACTCATACAGATACCCTTGTAGTTGGTTCATAAACATCAAGTGTTACCCACTTTTTTGGAAACAACATTTCACGACCGACAAAATCGGCAATGTCATATGTTGGATCATCAACAAGACCGATCAATTCAATCTTGTTATCAAACTCACGCATCACAAGATCATACTTGTATGCTTTGGAGATTTTAGGATTGGCTTCAGCCAATTGTTTTGCTACTTTTGTGATATTGCTCATAATTTACTCCTCACATTGAATAACTTTAATTTCACACTTTTTTAGAAAATTAATACCCGAATCACTTCTGTAGGCGTTTTTGTAGTAAACCTCCTTAATTCCTGACTGATATATCATCTTAGCACATTCCAAGCACGGTGCGTGGGTAATAAACATTGTTGCACCATCACTTGAGTTTGTTGACCGAGAAACTTTAGCAATAGCATTAGATTCGGCATGTAAGACTTCTGGTTTAGACGTTAACCGTGTCCAACCATGAGCAGTTTCGGTATAACCATTGGTAATCATCCATTCTGGTGTTTTATAGCACTCGTCTTTTAAGACATAAAGTGTTTCTTCACAGTTGTTATCCCAACCAGATGGCATGCCATTGTATCCAATACCAATGATGGTGTTGTCTTTGACGATTACACAACCTACATGCAATCTACGAGCAGTTGAAAGTTCAGCATATACACTTGCCGCTTTCATATGGGCTTTTACGTATTTTTCTTTCATTATAAGTAAGCACTCACTTCATGCATGGCGCACGACGAAAAAATCGTTCCGACTATTCCAAAATGACAAGTGACGTTCTAGCCACGTTTACGTTGTTGGCGTGTAAGAAGAATGGTAAAAATCTTTCACCTAAAAAGCCTGGATATCTCCAAGGCAATGGCTCAGATGTCGTTGGAGTTATTGGATATACTTTGCTGGTGTTTTGCCACACATATTCTAAAAGTTCGAATAACTCAGAAGCATATTTTCTAAACAGTTGCTTACGCATAACGTAAGATGTTTCAAAACTTGCAGAATTTTCATCCCACCATTTCATGCTGTCTCTGTAGTCAGGCAGTAACTTTTCAATACCCTCTAAAAACAGATTCAAATACTCTGCTGGTTGCGACTGTAGATATTGATTGCGAACAGAATATGGCAATGGTGTGATGTGATTTGTAATCGCATCGTGTGTCTCAAGCAGTTTAAGTGCTGCTGCCTTCTGTTCGTCGGATGACATGTAATTAGCACTTTCTTGTGTAGGAGGCATTGATGCTTTCAACACGTTTTTACCCATGTCACCTTTAAAATCCAAATAACGACGGTATGTTGTGCAACCAATAAAATCAGCACGACCGTTCTGCCACAAGTAATACTCAGATGCTTGTTGTGCTAATGCACGAAGAAACTCATCCTCACTGCACATGCCATAATAATGGCGATAGCCGTAAACACTTTTGTGTTGTGAAGTGTTTATCCATTTACCAGGTCCCGGCGGTTGCCATTTATATGGCGCATGAGAACCAGCATATGCGGCATTCAACCAAGATGATTCATGATTAAAAGGAAAGTCTTTGTGAAAATGGCTCACCATTAGTAGATCAGTCACCTTGAGACTCCTCTTTCTTCTTCTTTTTGAATTCGATTCGTGGAGTAATGATTGCTTTAATCATTTCACGTTTGTAATCAGTCTTGCTTCCACCACTAAGACCTGAAAGTAAAATCTTCAGTTCTTTGCTCATTTTAAAATTTGAATTAGATTTCATTACCATGTCCAAGCAACATAAGAGTACCGTGTGCCTTTCGTTACCAGGTCAACTCTATGTGGATAAAGAAAGTTTGAAGGGAATATCATAATCTCACCTGATTTCAAAGTTATTGGAGTGTCTTGCCAAAATACTAAATCACCACCATCGTAGCCACCATTCAGTCCACCAAGAATAGTGAGTGTTGGTATACCTTTACGTTGACCATCAAACATCGAATGAATATGGTCGCAGTGCAATTTCATTTGTGTATCTTCACGATATCGATTGAAACGAACCTCAGTAAATCCTTGCCAAGATTGATACCAACTACAACCCCAATCAGTAAGTTCTTTATGATATCTCTGCAAACCATCCCATATTCTTTGCATGATGTAATCTTTGTGTTTTACATTTGACCATGCGACAGCAAGTTCATGTTCATAGGAATGGTTGGAATTATTGTGATAGTCATAAAAGGTGTGTGTCTGAAACTCACCTTGAACTTTTTCAAGTTCCTCAACGGTTTCTTGACACACTTCTGGTGTGAGCCAATCGGAATAGATTTTGAGATATGATCGTAGGTCTTTGTCCATCATGTATCCTTCAAAGTGGGGCTTGCGCCCCACTGTTTATGCAGCCTGTTTTTCTTCTTGTAGAAGTTTAGGCTCAAAAAATTTCAGTTCATTACCAATTTCAATACGCTTTGGTTTCTGATGTTCTGGAATAACATTAATCAGACCAACACGCAGAATACCATCTTTGAGTTCTGAACTATGTACTTCAATAGTGTCAGCAATGGTAATTGTTTTTGTGAAGTTACGTGCAGCAATACCTCTGTGTAGATATTCTGCTTGTCCCATATCTTCATCTTCTTTATTACCTTTGATTACCAAAGTATTTTTTTCTCTGGTAATTTCAATGTCGTCCTTACTGAAGCCTGCAACTGCAAGTTCAATAATGTAACGATTGTCATCTACTCTGATAATATTGTGATACGGAAAAGTATTTCCAGTATGTTGTGCTGGCGTAGCAGACAACAACTTCTCAATGTCATCAAAGAAACGATCAAAGCCAAGAGTATGATGTAGTAAAGGACTAATACGAGTAATAGTCATAGTTTTCTCCTTTTAAGCAAGTAAAATTACGTGACCCCGAAGGCATCACGACTCACTTGGCAATCGCAAATGCTGTACGATTGACAAGATAAGTTCTTTGTGGATTACTTTGATTGAAGACTTTAATGAACTCATTATTGCCTTCTTTAATCACATCATCGTAATTCCGTGTGTACACCTCTTCTTTGGTGTACTTGTTAACCAGTTTAATCGCATTGTTTTTCACTTTGCTCATGATGCATCACCGTTATTCAGTTCTACCTTTTTTACCTATATTATATTTAGCAACTAGTTCCCATTCATCTTTTTCTTTGAAAGCAATAATCTTAATTTGATGAATTGGAGCCATGTTATTCTCTACTATATCATAGTTTACAATCTTTAGCAAGCCCCACTCTTCAAGTAAATTGGCAATAGCATTGCGTCTTTGTATATCATTTTCGGTAATTGTTGATAATTTACCATCTAGTGCAAATAGTTCTTTAAAATGTACGATATAATACTTGCCTTGTTTGTGTAGAATGTGGCAAGACTGGTACAATACTCTTTCTTTACGACTTGAGACACCGATTCTTGTGAGTGTCTCACGAATTTTTAAAAAGTCATCTTGATTCGGCAGGACGACTTCAACAAACTTTGATAGATCAACCATGTCATTTCCTTAACCCACCCGTCAGGGTTTCTTCTTTTAGTTTTTGGATTTGTTCTTTGCTGAGAAGTCTCAAAGCCTCACGTGCTTTGGAATCGGACAGGCCATAGACCAGTTTGACACATTCCAAATCATCGTTTTTTTCAGCCTTAGCCCACTTCGCAAACGGTCTTTTCATAGACCTGACGGTATTTAGCAAATAGTCGAATTGTAGTTTCTTTTCAAGGTAGTGCCTACTATTCATCTCATTTGCAAAGGCCAGACAATCCTTGTGCTGAGACAAGGCTCGGTTGACCAGAAAAGGAGCATAGTCTTTTTCAGTTATATCATCTACAATCATTTGCTTTTTGGTTTGCAAAATGGCCGTAGCATAGTCAAATGGATTCGACATCCCTTTTCCTTTTTAAGTATTCAATGGCTTTCTCCAATCCCTCTTGATTGTCACCCAACATACCCAATCCCTTATTGCAATTACCACAAATCCATCCCCTGAATGTGTTGTTAATTGAACAGTGATCTAAAACTAACGTTACCTTTTTTTTCCCGCAACATTCACATTGATCTGTTTTTGGTGGAGATGCTTTCCTCAAACTTTCTACTATTTTTTTACGTTCTTTAATGCAAGTGGTACATCGTATATCCAACTTGTCCCTGTAGCCTGGATGTTTTTTATATTCAGTCAACGGTTTGTTTTCCTTGCAATAAACACACGTTTTGGTTTGTGTGTCTGACCAGTCAGGAAACAAACTCATTTGAACTCCACATTGGCCATGATCTCCGTCAAGCAAGCAACAAGATTGATTTCATGGTCAGCAACAAATGCTTGCTTGTACTGATAGTCAGCAAGAATTAATACTGCCTGTGGTATACTCTGAGGCTTTGCAATTTCATACAAAGCATCATAGAGTTTGCGGAAGAATGTCGTGTTATCAATTTCTGTCGTTGCTGCCCATTTACGGACGGACGTAAAGTCTTTTTCTTTCAGATGTTTGACAATCTGAGTTAGAGAAATGTCACCAATCTGAGAGAGGATGCCTACATCAATCTTGCCGAGTTTGGAATAGCGTTGAAGTTCATTAATAACACGACGAAAATCTGGAAAGTGTTTCTTGACTACTTCAGCAATTACCTTTTCGTCAAATTCAACTTTCTCTGTATCAAGTATGTGTGTGATACGTTTGAAGAATGCTGCTGCCATTTTTTGCTTTTCACCATTCTTCAAACCAAATTCAATGACAGCACAACGACTGTGAAGTGGGTCAATGATTTTGTTTTTGTAATTACAGGTGAAAATAAAAGAACAGTT